TCATGGGAGGAGCAACTCGGTTATCTTTTTGAATACGTTACAATCGGGTATCGATACGCTGAAGAGATCTACAAGGTCGGTCTTGATTCCGAGGGACGAACAAAAGTCTTTCTTGATTATTATGCAGACCGAGAGCCAAGTGCTCACAATGAATGGTTGAGTCGTGATGGTCAACATCTTGACGGTGTACTTCAAACCGTCGTTGGTGTCGGCAAGACTCCGAATCCTATACCATCAAACAAGCTCCTTCTCCTCACCCTTAACAGGACGGGGTCCAACTTCGAGGGAGTTGGCATGCTTCGTCCTGTTTGGTGGTGGTGGAGAACAAAGCAACGTGTTTCGAATCTGATGTGCGTCGGGTTGGATCGTTGGGCCGTCCCAACTCCAAAGGTGATCGTTGACCGTTCACAAGCTGAAGCACTCGGTTTGACTGATGGTGACATTGATGAAATGATCAACGATGCCGAAGCACAAGCACAAGCTTTCCTTTCTGCTGAGCAATCCTATCTCGTTGAGAATGGTGCTGTTAAGTTTGATTCATATGCAGCAGCCCCCAATCTTTATGCTCAAGGTCCTCTTGATATTATCAAGGAATGTGACAACCAAATCAGTCAAGCCTTCCTTGCTCAATTTGCAAACCTCGGAATAAGTGACACAGGGTCAAGATCAGTGGGTGAAGTTCATCTCTCTGTTTTCCGTCGTGCTGCTATCAATCTTTGTGACGTTGTGGCTGCTCAAGTGAGTGGACCAGGTCGACGAGGTGGAGGCACAATTGGCAGGTTGATCAGATTCAACTATGGAGCTGTTGAGGCTTCCAAGCTTCCACGATTGACTCATGCAGGTCTTGACACTGATGATCTTGCGAACAGTCTCGGCATGCTTGGACCACTTGTCCAATTTGGACTCTTGACTCCTGATGACGAACTTGAGAGAGCAATTCGTGAGAGACTTGGTGCCGGTGACCTTCCCGAGGATGCACAAAGAACAGCTATTGAAAGAGCTGCCTCATCTTCTCAAAGTGGTGGCAGTGCACTTCTTGCTGAGCAACTAATCAAAGCGAGACGGCGCAATGGCTAAAAAAAGAACTCAAGCACAAACACCAGCACCACAAAAAGACAGAATCAAAGGATCAAAAAAGAATCCAAAAGGATCTGCAAGTGGTTCGCGTGGATCAATTAAGATCAGTGACAAGACAGAAAAAGCACTCGTCAATCTTCGCAACAAGCACAATGACAAATACAAAGCTCCATCCAAAAAGGTGGATCTTGGAATGTTGAAAGCAGTGTACAGAAGAGGAGCAGGTGCATTCTCAGTCTCTCACCGTCCCAATGTTAGCAGTCGCGAACAATGGGCCTTAGCTCGTGTCAAAGCTTTCCTCAAACTAGTTGGTACTGGTGAAAGAAAGAAAGCATACAACACAGATCTTGATTTGCTTCCTAAAGGCCATCCTCAAAAGAGTGAGGCAAAGAGTGAAGCCGTTGCACTTGCTCCAAAGAAATATTCACACATATCATTCAAACCTCCCGAAGGTGCAAAGACCGCAGCAGCAAGAGCACTCAAGAAAAGAGCCGAGAAGCCTCCAAGTCAAAGAGGCATGACCTCGGTTGGTTTGGCTCGTGCTCGTGATCTTGCCAATGGTCGTGAACTATCTCCCGAGACAGTGAGACGAATGCTTGCATACTTCACACGCCACGAAGTCGACAAACAAGGCTCAACGTGGGACGAGTATGGCAAAGGCCGTCAAGCTTGGGATGGTTGGGGTGGTGATGCCGGCTTTGCTTTTGCGAGAAAGGTTGTCAAGCAGATGAATGCAGCAGATAACAAAACAACATTGAGAGCATATGGAGAAGCAATCCAACTCTCAGAATCCAATTCTTATGAAGTACCTGACGGCCTCACAGTTGGCAAACCGTTCAAGACGTTGTCACTTGGTCAAGTATCCTCTCGTATGAGTGGTGATGCTATTGGCAAAGAGATCGATCAAGGTCTGCTTTCTGAGCTCGTCAGAGTATTCAAAGAACGACGTGAGCATGATCCTGTCATTATTGATTGGCAACATGCAACGTCTCCTTTTCAAGGTGGCACTCCTGCTCCTCCGGAGTCGGGGTCTGCACTTGGAATGATAATAGATCTCGAAATGAGAAACGACGGCCTTTATGCAATCCCTGCTTATAACGAGCGTGGGCTTGAGGTTGTCAAGAATGCTGGTGGAGTCCTTTGGTCATCTCCCGAGTATATCCATGGAGAGATTTATTCTCGTGATGGTGGTGACAAGGTTGGCGATGCTCAACTACTTGCAATCACTCTCACACCAAGACCTGCACAATCCCATAATAAAATTGATCGTATCACCTTAACAGAGGAGTCAATGATGGATGATCAAATCAACGAATTGAAAGTAGCTTTGGAAGCCAAAGATGCAATGGTCAAAGAGCTCGAAGCCAAGATCAAGGAAATGATGGAAGATAAAGATTCGTCATTGACTGAAGATGAGAAGATGGCTGAGCACGATGACAAAGAGAAGATGGCTGAACATGATGATGCTGAAAAGAAAAAAGAGCATTATGATGAAGACAAGCAAAAGATGAAAGAAGATGATGAGGAAGAGAAGAAACAAAAACTCTCTGAGACATTCACTCAAGACGTATCTTTGTTAAATGAAGTCGTTGCACTTCGTGAGTCAGTCAAAAAGCTTGAAGCTGAAAACAGCAAAATCAAATGTGATGAAGCTGTGAGCTCCTTACTTCGTGAAGGTAAGATCTCACCAGCTGAGCAAGATGTCGCTTCAAAAGCTTGGAACATTAAAGATCTGCAACCAGAATTTTGGCAAATGTTCTCAGAGCGTCAGTCAAATTCAAGTGTACCCCTCGAAGAGGTTGGACATGGTGCAAGTGGTCAAGAGATCAGTAAGAAATCACTTGATCAAAAAGTTCGTGCTTTAGCTGAAGAGAAATCAATCAACTACAGTGAGGCACTCAGTTTATTCAGAGAACAACAACCTGACTTTTATCGTCAAGCATTTGGAGGATAACCATCATGGCTGACACACAAATCATTCAATCATTTATCTGTGACACTGCTGTCACTGAATTCTCACTCGTAAGCGTTGACGCGAATGGCAAAATTGCAATCACTACAGCAGGTGACGACAAGGCTTGTGTTGGTGTTGCTCAACGTGCTGCCGGTGCCGGTGAAGCTGTTGACGTTGTCGTTTATGGTCTAACTCGCGTCATTGCAGGTGGCAACATTGCTCCTGCAACTGAACCTCGTTTGTCAGCAACTACAGCAGGCAAAGTCATCGCAACAGCATCAGCAAAATATCCTGTTGCTCGTATCTTACCAAACATCAATCAATCATCAGCTGCGGCAAACGATCAAATCCTTGTGTTGTTCGTTGGTCCAACTGTTGTGAATGCTTAGGAGTAAACCATGGCTAGTTCATATAGTGTTATTCATCCAGTAGACGAAATCCTAACGTCCCTAGTATCTGAAGTTGTACCTTCAGACAGTCAACTCATTGCAAACCAAATCTTTGAAAACGTGAAGATCCCTGAAAGAAGCGGTACATTCCTCCTTGAGAATAGTCGTAACTTCATGGGTGCAGGTGTTGGTCTTGACCTTGAGCGTGCTCCTGGTGCAGGTCGTGCAAACATTGGTTCTTTTGATCGTACTAACTTGACTTTCAAAGCAAAGATCTTTTCTGCACAAGATTCGATTGCAATGGAAGACATCATCGACAGTCAATATCCTGGTGGTGAAGAAGCTCGTATCGTTCGCAAAGTACGTCGCGCGATGATGCTTGCAAAAGAGCAACGTGCTGCAAACTTAATCTTTGATACAGCTTCATTCTCAAATGATACATGTGCAAATGTTATGGGTGGCAAAGTTGACGCAGCAGGCACTGACGCATTGACAGGTCTTGACAAATTAAAAGATCTTGTTTTTGCTGCTGCCCATGGTATCAATGCAGACACCTTGATCTTCGGTCGTGGTGTGTTCCGTTCATTAGCTCGTAACCCTGAAGTACGTGGTTATGCTGGTGACGTGAGTGGTGCAGGTGCTTTCGCAAGTGGTAACCGCATTCTTACAGAAGAAGCAACAAAAGAAGTTTTACGTAACATTCTTGGCATTCCCAATATTTACGTTGGTGAAGCACGTCGTGAGACTGCTGTACCTGGTGCAACTTCATCAGAAGCACAAATTTGGAATACTGAGACAATCTTCTGCGGTATCATGAAAGGTGCTGACGCGATTGTACAAAAGAGTGGTAACGTGAAGGGAATGCCTGTTGCAGCTCTTAACTTCGAATTTGGTGGAATGCAAGCTGGTCAATACGATAGCCTTGATGCAACTCGTCGTTATGTATATGCTGAAGAAGTTCAACAATTCAAAGCGATCGATTCAACTCTTGGATATATCCTTACTGATTGCTTAGTATAAGGCTGACATGTGCGACAATCACGAAATCACACTTCTTGCCGAGCAAGATGCTGATCAACTAGCGATTGAAGATCTTGAGAAACAACTCAAGAGTCAGTCGGGTGATGTCGCACGTATCACCAAAGCAAAGATCAATGAGTTAAAAACTCAGATCAAAGCCGAGAAGGCAATGAGATCAGTTCTCGATAAATCAAGAACTCGATTTCTAAAAACACTTGAGACGGCAGTCCAAGCAAGTGATCCATTGACAATCCTCTCTCTACCTAGGGAGCAGTTGATTGACTTTATCATTAGAGGTGGGTTTGATGTTGCAATTGATGAATTCATCGAACAAGCAGACCTCATCGCTCAAGCCGTCGAAAAAACAACAAGGATTGTGCAACCTGATCTTGGGTTGACTCCAATTCAACAACAACTTGACATCATGCAGACCTCAGCAGTTGAGACTCTGTTTGATGATGTCATCATTCCTACTGTGGCAAGTGGTGTCAGAGAATCGCTTGTTGCGATGTCAATTGACGTACCAATGACACAGGCCATCTCCTCACTCTCTCAAAAGATGCAATCAGCAACCGGGAGACAACTGACAGAAGTCAACACAAAGCTTTCCATGTTTGGAAGGAGTGTGACTGCTGCCATTGCTGAGGAAGCTGGCCTCAGATTCTATCTGTACACAGGCCCCATTGATGGCGTGACTCGTGACTTTTGTCGTCCATTGGTTGACAAGGTTGTGAGTGAATCACAGATGAAGAAGCTCAATAACAAACAGGGTCTCCCTGTCAAGACTGCTGGTGGTGGGTATAACTGTCGACATTCTTGGAGTCCTGTATCTGAAGGATTCATTAAGGCAGCAGGTCTCGACAGAGCAAAAACAAAAGACATTTCAAAAGCAAACGCAGGAGCAAAGAGATGATAAGAAAAGCTATTACAGGTCAAGACCACATGTTTGAGTGGAATGCTCCTTCACCTATCAACGGAACACCTTCAATCACTTTCAAAGTGTCAAGTGATGTGACAAGCAACTTGAATCAATCAAGAGCAAACATCACTGTTTCTGCAATTGGCAATGATCGCAGGACCTTGACGATTGCAAGCTCTGACTCTCTTGAGAGAGATCAAGCGTTTGCGTTTTTGAGGACGGATGGAGATGCTTGGTACTCAATCAAGATCGTCCGTATTGTGGGAACAACTGCGATCCTTGCCGATCCTTTACCTCGTGAGATTGACCTTTCCACAAGTGCAACCATTGAGTTTGCAATGTGGTATGTGACAGCATCATCAGCCAATGTTACCGCAACAAGTGGAACATTCCAATACTTAGTCTCATACACTTCAGACCTTGGACAAAACAACTTATCCAACTTGGACAAAGGAGTGATCAAGGTTACTCCAAGACCTTTCGATACTGGTCTTGATCATGATGCTTTTGTGAATCGTTTCGCTCCTCTTGCTGACATGGTGCCACGTCGACAAGCTGACTTTGCACCACAGATCAAAGCTTCTCTTGATGAGCTTTCCTTGATGCTTAGAGATAGACTTGGATCTTCCAACGTTACAGAAGATGAGATCTTCAATGCTGAGGCTTTCGAGCTTTGTCATGCTTACTGCACTGCTGCTCGAATCTATGAGATGAATCTTCAACTTGATGCTGCTGAAGCAATGAGAGCAAGATGTATCGAGTTAATGGATTTGGCCTTGAGATCGGTTGACTTGGATCTTGATGGTGACGGTATCATTGATGACGGTGAACTTGACCTTGAAAAGAACGGAGGCAAGGCCACAGACTTTCGTGCATCGTGGAGAACTTACAACAAGACTGAGTATGATCAAAGCTTCACTCCTTCGAGATCGATGAGACACTGATGTCAGTCAAGGTCAATCTCAAATTGCCTCGTGATATTTGGACGGCAAAAGATACTAAGGCACTTGCATCGAATACGGTTGCAACTGTCAAGCGTCGCACGATGAGAGGCATTAGTTCACGAGGGAAGAAGTTCAAGAAGTACTCAACAAAACCTTTATATGTTTCCTTTCGTGGTGCACGACTCAAACCAAAGGGAGGCACCAGGTTGTCAAGGACCGGCAAGTCAATCTATTATGCTGGTGGATATCGACAATACAAAGAAGATTCAAGGAAGCGTCGAGGAGGACAGGGTCAAACTGCTGAGGTTGATCTTGTATTGAGTGGACAATTGATGAATAATCTTGTTGTCCTTTCAGCAACTGAGACTCGTTTCAGAATCGGCTTAACAAAACATGTCCAACATTATGGATATGAAGTTCACAAAGTTCGTCCTTACATTGGCTTGACTGACAATGAAATTGACACGCTTGTGAATGCCGTTGCTTTTGACATATCCAAAAAACTAGGGAGAAATGTATGAGCAGAGGAATCTTTCAATCACTAGACAAGATCAAGACAATGATTGAGGCAATTGATCCAAAGACTGACTCTCATCATGGCTTTGTCTGCATTGATGACGGCTCCGGCCTTGTCTCTCCACTAAACACAAGATTTCAGAGTCAAAGACAATTTACTCTTGAGATCGTCTCACTCGCAATGGATGACGGCAGTGCTGGCCTCAGTGGTCGGAAGCGTGTCACCATCGAGATAAATGTGCGATATGCCATACCCAAAGAGGAAGGCTTCAAGATTCGCATGATGAACGAGGATGCCGGAAAACTGATTGATACAATCAAGGGTCCTCAATATGAATTTAATACAACAGGGATCATCTCGGTGATACCATTGCAATCAAGAGCAGAGTTGATCACTGATGATGTTGGTGAAATTCTTGGTCACTTGCTTGTTGTTCCTTTTGATTTACTTTATTTGGAGGCTTAATATGAGTGTTACACATAGAAGCTTAGGCGTTGCAGTTGAGACCAGCTTTGGTTCACTGTCATCATCCACAAATCTACCTGACAACTCAGGATATACATATACTTCGATCCCTTGCGAACGTGAACCAATCTTAATTTATGGTGACGTTGTTGCAAGTGAGAGAAACGATGCAAGAGATGGATCGTATCTTGTACCTCCCGAGACCGACACAGTTTGGAACGGTGCTAATCGTGTGCGTCGCAGAACTGGACAAGTCAACTTAAGAGTTGATCTGACAACAATCGGAAGCTCACCAAGCGACTATGATGCAAACTATCTCGGTTACTTATTGGGCGCAGGATTCAAGACTCAAATTGGTGCCGTTGCTTCAGTCACAGCTTCAAGTGTGACAGATGTCAACAACTTTGTTGGTGCTGGCTTCAGTGCGACAGATGTTGGAACTTTATTATCAAGCATCATCAACGGTGCTGTTGAATACTCTGCAATCACTGAGGTGAGTGGAACTGACATTACAGTCTCACCAGCTTTCTCAGCAGGATTCACAGGGACTCCAACATTGAGAGGGACTCAAACATGGTATCCTGGATCACGTACCCAAACAGGAACACGAACTCACTCATTGACTTTCCGTGTTGATGGTGTGAACTTCCGTTCTTATGCTTATGGTTGCGTACTTGAAAGTCTTGCGATCAGTCTTGACAATGGTCGCTTAATGGGTGATTTCACTTATCAAGCAGCACTTATTCAAGATGATCATGGAAGTGCAGTAGGACCAATCGAGCCAACTTACAACGCAGGTGCTCCTCCCTTCTTCAGAAACTCTTATGTTGTGATCTCAAGTGCATCACCTTCATCATTAACAAATGCAACAAGTGCCGACGAGCTTGGACGAATTGCTGTTGATTGTGAGGACTTCTCTTTGACTGTGACAAATACCTTGACTCCTCTTGGTCACTCTGAATCAATCCTTGCAATGTCTAATATGGAAATCACTGACGTAAATGTTGAATTGACTTTGACCTTGTCAACAGTAAATACAACAATTGCAAATGATTACTTCAACAGAACAGTCCGTCAAGTGTTAGTAGGGACAGGACCTTCAGCTGA